ACGAAAAGTAGGAGCTGTTTGGTCTAAATTCCTTACGGATAGATGGTATCAACTATCTACTCCGGTTTGGGATCCAAAAGCTATTACCTGTAGTGCTCTAGGTATTGATCCTGAAGCTGAAAAGGATAATCCTTTTCTTCTTCTGAAATTAAGTAAAGCTGGTAATGATGGACAACAATTGCCGTATGTGCATGCTGTTAAATATGCAGCTGGACAACCCATGGGAGCTCTGTCTTCGTGGGCGATGCTAGCCTTAACTCACCATATTATGGTTCGAATAGCCGCGCTTCGCGTAGGTTATAGAGAATTTTCCTTTTATCTAGTACTCGGTGACGACTTAGTCATTGCCGACAAACGAGTTGCTGCTGCCTATTTGGCACTTGCAGAAGAATGGGATATTGGTATAAATTTATCCAAATCCATTCTCTCTGATAATGGATCTCTAGAATTTGCTAAACGTTTCGTTTACAAATACGAAGATGTTTCCGGTCTCTCTTTCAGAGAGATGGCCGTAGCCAAATATGACATAAGAGGATTACTACAGTTATTTAACCGTATTAAAGGTTTTCGAGATATTCGTATCTCTGAACTCCTTTCCTTTCTTGGACATGGTTATAAAGCTTTATCTCGTATTAATACTAGATATACTAAATTAGGGCGAAGTATGACAAAATGTTTGTTATTACTTTCGTATCCTAATATGATATTTTCGAAATTAACTACGTATAAAGAATGGATAACTTCTTCTGCTTTTAACAAAGCAGGGAATTTAAACATTATACCAGAACAATTAGAATACTTAAAGGATTTAGGTCGTAAAACAGCTAATTCTGTTAAACAGAGTTACTTACCTCGAAATCCATCTGAATTTAAGTCTTTCTTTTTCAGTATGTTATCTAGCCATTCCAGATTTGATCCTTCCTTCTCTGATAAATTTCAGACCGACCCTTACTTTGTAAAGGCCTGGGAAGAACTAGGAGAACCTCTTCAGGCATTAATGATGCCCATGTACGAAGAGATTCATAATAGTTGGGATCAGACAGTTGTGACTGTTAAAGATACTTATGATTTTAATGAATCATTAGATCTAGATACTCTTTGGACTTGTCTTTTAGATCTTGAAGATATTTCTTCAGAATCACAGACTACCTCAGAATTTAGACCTATTGATGACATTATCACCTTAGGTTCTTCACTATTACTGAAACGAGC